AGACAAATTTAACAATTAGAGATTCTCAGACTGGTTTAGATAGATTTAAGTCTGGATTCTTTGTTGATAATTTTAAAAATCATATTGGACATATTTTAAGCGGAAAGTCAAGTATTGATACCCTTAAAGGTGAACTACGACCATCACACTATACTACAGGAATTGATCTTTTAATTGGATCACAATCTCTTGTTGGTGTGGGATCAACTGCTAATCAAAATGCAGATGCTAGATTTGTTGACGATTTACAATCACCTAATTTAAAGAGAACAGGATCATTAATAACACTTTCGTACACTGAAACTATTGCGGCACAGCAAAGATTTGCAACTAGAACCGAAAATGTAAATCCATTTGCAGTTGCAACTTGGATTGGAAATATTGAATTAGCGCCTTCATCTGATACGTGGATTGCTGAAAACAGATTAGCAATTAGAAATATTGAAGACGAAGGTTCATTCAACGCATTAATTAATGCTTTAGGTGCTGATCCAAATACAGGTCTTGCACCTACTGATTGGGGTTCATGGCAAGAAGTTTGGTCTGGACAAACTGTTGTTGGAAATGAACTTGTTAGATCAGAAACAAACACACAACAACTTTCGGACACTGGTTGGACAAATACTGGTGCTAGAAGAGGTAATTGGCCCTTCTTAGAACAGACAAGAACTTCTGCGTTCTTAGATACGACCACAAATACAAATTTACTTACAACAAGAACTGATACACGTCTTTCTAGAAATGGAATTAATTTCCAAGTTTCTCCAAGAGTTGATCGTAGATCTTTAGGATCATCAGTTGTAAGTAGAGATATTATTCCATTCTTAAGATCAAGAAATATTGAATTTGTTGCAAAACGAATGAGACCAAGAACTCAGTTCTATGCATTCTTTGATAAAGTTGCTATGACTGATTATTGTGTTCCAAAACTTCTAGAAATTTCTATGGTTAGTGGAACCTTTGCAGTTGGAGAAACTGTTGTTGGTTATCTTCCTGGAACAACTTTAAGAAATTCAGATAATACATTAATTAGGTTTAGAGTAGCACAATCTAATCACAAATACGGAGCTTATAATTCTCCAACACAAACCTTTGATTTAAATCCATATGAAGATACTTTAACATTAGCACAAAATTATTCTTCAACGGCTACAGTATTAAATATTGATACATTTAGTCTTGGAGCAACAGCTGATAGTGAATTTTATGGCAGAGTCGTTGCAGACATGGTTCTTGTTGGACAAACAAGCGGCGCTCAAGCAACTGTAAGAGATATACGTTTAGTTTCGGATAGAAATGGCACTTTAATTGGATCACTCTTTATACCAGATCCTGCTTCTCCAACGGAGCCAGAATTTGAAACTGGTAGAAAGACTTTATTATTAACGGCAAATAGAAATAATAATCCAATTCCAGGTTCATTTAATAGTCAAGCAGAAGTTGTATTTACTTCTTCGGGTGAACTTAATACAACACAAGAAACTGTTATTTCTACAAGAAATGCAGATGTTCAAAGAACTCAAGTTACTGATACAACAACAGTTTCACAAACTGTTTCGACATTAACAAGATCAACAACTGCTGAAACAAGAACTGTTACCAATCAAAACTGGTATGATCCTATTGCCGAAACTTTCTTAGTTACGGATGACGGTGGCATTTTTGTAACATCTTTAGATGTATTTTTTGCTACTAAAGACGATAATATTCCTGTCACTTGCCAAATCAGAACTACTCAAGTTGGTACTCCAACTTCTACTATTATCGCATTCAGTCAAGTTACTCTTGAATCAAGTCAAGTTCAAACGTCAAACGATGGTAGTGTTGCTACAAGATTTACATTCTCTTCACCAGTATACCTTGAAGGAAATGGTAGAGAATATGCAATCGTTCTTCTTTCAGATTCCAATCAATATACTGTTTGGATTTCTAGAATGGGAGAAGTTGAAATTGGAACAGCAAATCTATCAGAAAATCAGAGAGTAATTGTATCGCAACAACCTTACCTTGGTTCACTATTCAAATCACAAAACGGATCAACTTGGGATCCAAGCCAATTAGAAGACTTGAAATTTGTTCTTAATAAGGCGCAATTTACCACAGATCCTGGTGTATTTAAACTATACAATCCTAAACTGGGTGTTGCTAATGGTCAAAGACCAATTTTAAGACCAAATCCAATTCAAACAATATCAAAAGAAGTTATTGTTGGTTTAGGTTCAACAGTTCCAACCACATTTTTAACTCCTGGAGTAACTATAACACAACTTAATAATACAAATACCACTGGTAAACTTTCTAGAGTTACTGGAGCTATTGCAATCAACAATACTCAAGCTCTTCAAGTTAATAATGTTGGTAGTGGATTAACTCCATCTGCAAGTAACTTTACCTTTACTGGTGTAAATCTAACGTCAATCAGTGGCGTTGGAACAGGCGCTCAAATGCAAATCACCATTAGTAGTGGCAACATTGGTGTCATTACAGTTACAAATGGTGGACGTGGTTATGCAGTTGGTGATGTTTTAACTGCAAGAATTGGTTCAGTAAGCGAGAATGTAAGATTTAATGTGGGTATTGTATCGGCAGCAAATCAATTGACAGTAACAAATGTTCAAGGAAACTTTGATACTATTAATCAAATTGCTTGGACAGTTGGTAGCGGTCCTAACGTAGGTATTGCATCAACTCTTCCTGCAATTCCATCAACAATTACCAATAATCCAGATAAGACTGGATTGTACATGAAGGTTTCACACAGAAATCATGGAATGCATGGTAGAAATAATAAAGTAACAATTTCTAATGCAATTTCAGATTTGAGTCCAGTAAGTCTTTCTGCCGAATATTTAAATACGGCAACTACAAGTCTCCCAGTTTCTGCTGTAGGAATCTTTACAAGCTTTGAAAATGTTGGAGTTTCAAGTACAAACCCTGGTTACATTAAGATTAATAATGAAGTTCTTAGCTACACTGGAACAAATGCTAGCGTTTCTCCTCAAGTTTTAACTGGAATTTCTAGAGCAATCGATAGTACAGTTGCTCAAACACATTTGGTCAATTCTCCAGTAATGAAATATGAATTAAATGGCGTTTCATTACGAAGAGTCAACACTACACACAATTTTGTTGATGTTGATGTTGCTAATGAAATTGATTTAGATTCATATTATGTTAAAATCAATACTGCTGCTTCTGGTTTAGGAACAGCACGAGATGGTAGTAATGGGCTTCCAATTTTAGCGTTCAATAATACAGCACAAGCTGGCGGTAGAAGTGTTAGAGCAACACAAAATGTTCAGTTTGAAACAATGACTCCTAACGTTCAGATTATGCTTCCAACTACTACACAAATTTCAACGCGAGTTAGAACTGTTAGTGCAACTAGTGTTGATGGAACTGAAATTTCTTTCCAAGACCAAGGTTATGAGCCTATTAATTTAAACGAGCAAAATAGTTTCACAACTCCTAGAATTATTTGTTCTGAAGTTAATGAATTGCAACATCTTTCATCTTTACCAGGAAATAAGTCATTTACAATGGAAATGACATTATCTACCCAAAATAGAAATGTGTCTCCTGTAATTGATTTGGATAGAATTAACGTCATTACGACTACAAATAGAATCAATCGTGCTGTTACTGATTTTATAGGCGATAACCGAGTAGATTCTGATTTGTTAGATCCCAGTGCAGCTGTTTATGTAACCAAGAGAATTGATCTTGAGACTCCTGCAACTGCACTTGATGTAAGATTTGCAGCTTTCCGTGACGAAAGTAATGATATTAGAGTTCTATATAAATTATACAGACCAGATGCTCCAGATGGAGATCAGCCATATATCTTATTCCCTGGATATGGAAATCTTTCAGATGGAACTCCAGACAGAAACATAGCTTCTAGTAATAATGGTGAATATTTAGATTACAAGTTTACAGCAAATAATCTACCAGAATTTACTGGATTTACAATTAAAGTTGTATTAAATGGAACAAATCAAGCTATTGTTCCTAAGTTAAAAGAATTTAGAGCCATTGCATTAGCATAAAATGAACAATCATTATGATCGGGATTTAATACCCGTAGAAGGAAATAGTACCTTAAAAAGAGATTCTTATTCATCAGCTATTATCAACACTGATAAATCTGCTTATGAAAAATACATCCTTTTGAAGGATCAAAAAACTAAGGAAAGAAAAGAAATTGATTCCTTAAAATCTGAGCTGGCAGAAATTAGAACAATGCTAGCTCAATTAGTTGACAAGTTATAAATATTTAAAGACTATAATAGTATGCAGGCATGTCTGTACGAGTTGTAAATTTAGTAATACCTCAAGGAACAGATTTTTCAACATCATTTATGCTTGAAGAATATAATGATTTACCTATTGATTTAAATGGGTATACAGGCACTTGTCATATTAAAAAACATCCATCAAGCATTACAAAGCATCCGATGGTTGTAACCTTCCCAACTCCTGATTATGGCGAAATTAAAATTTCAATAGGATCTACAGCATCTTCTTCAATAAAAGAAGGTAGATATCTTTATGATGTTTTACTGACTGAAACAGCAACTGGATTGAAAACCCGTGTAGTTGAAGGAACAGTAACAGTTACTGCAGGAGTGTCAACCTCATGACAGAGTTTAATACCAGAATATCCGACCAAAACAGGATAAAAGTTACCACAAATTTGAGAGGTGTAACTAATTTACACCAATTAACTAATGTAGATGTTACCAACTTAGCTGACAATTCTTTTTTAGTTTATGATTCTGACACTGGAAAATGGACTGCTACTAGTTCAATTTCTGTAGGTGTGCTCCTAGATGGAGGGACCTTCTGATGGCTATTGGAGCAACTATTTTAGTTAAAAGAACAGCAGGGGTTTCTTCTCTTCCCACACTAAGATATGGTGAAATTGCAGTATCCATATCCACAGGAACTTTTGCAAATCAAGGTGGAAGATTGTGGATTGGTGATGAAGTTGGTAATCCTATTCCTGTTGGTGGTAGATACTATACAAATTTATTGACCGTTGAGCCTGGAATAGCTACTGCTGGAAAAGCATTAATTTTAAATAACAGTGGGGCGATTGACAATTTAACCATTACTGGATCTTTAAATGTAAGTGGAGTAACAACTTTTTCTTCTGGGAGTGGGTTTACATTAGAAGCAATTGGAATTTCATCCAATGTCATTAGCTCAAAGGTAGGAACTGGAAATGTAATATACTTAGATCCATATCCAACTGGAAGTAATGAAGGAAAGGTAGTAATTAAAGGAGATCTTGAGGTTTATGGTCAAACAAGCAATATAAATTCTAGAACTGTAACTGTTGAGGAATCTATATTAGCATTAAGTGATCCAACTTCAATACGAAATGTATATGGTTCTGCTGGTATTGGTACAAATGTAATACCTTTAGACTCAATTTCTGGAATTAACACTGGCGATGTTCTTAGAGGAGTTGCTGCATTACCGCTTACAGATGCTTTAAGAAGAATTACTTCTTACAATACTGCTAATAAAACTGTAAGTATTGCTGGAACAATTTCTGCTGGAATATCTTCTGGAACAGAAATTACTGTTGTATATGGATGGGATACTCAAACAAATAGAGGTGTTTCTTTTACATACAATGATGATTCTGTTGGTTTAGGAACAACAGCGTCTTTAACTGGTTTCTTTGGCTTCCAAGATTACAACAAGAGATTTACTTTTGTTCCAAATGCAACTATTGGTGTCACAACATCTACAGGAATTCGTGGATATGTAAGTGGTACAAAAGGTTATCTTGATATTAAAGGTATCTACTATCAATTAGAAGACACTAGCACAAATGGTGTTGTATATTTTGATAATACTGGATTAATGAATTCCACAACAAGTCCTGGTAGCGGAATCACAACATCCAACTATATACTTACAACACAACCAGGAACAAATGTTCCTGTTTGGACTAGCACAATTGATGGTGGAGAATATTAAACATGAACAGTGAAATTGATATTAATATTTTAGTGAAAACATTTTCAGATAGAATGATGAATTTATATAAAGATAATGCAATATTGGAGGCAAAGTATCAAAGTTTACTTCAAGATTATGCAGAGTTGCAAGAGACAAAAAATGAATTGCAAACAGAAATAAACAAAAGTAATAGAGAGCCATGAAACCATCCAGCAGACAACAACTTATTGATTATTGCCTAAGAAGATTAGGTTATCCCGTGCTGGAAATTAATGTAGATGATGATCAAATAGACGATCTTGTTGATGATGCCTTACAATATTTTCAAGAACGTCATTTTGACGGTGTTGAAAAAATGTATTTAAAATATAAGATTACTCAAGATGATATTGATAGGGCAAAAGCAAATGATACCACTAGTAAAACTGTAGGTGTAACAACTTTCAATTATCTAGAGTCTAAAAATTATATTGAAATTCCCGATAGTGTAATTGGTGTTGAGGGCATTTTTAGATTTGATGATAGCACATTTTCAAGTGGAATGTTCAATATTGCCTATCAAATTTTCTTGAATGATGTTTATAATTTTACATCAATTGAACTTCTTAATTATGCTATGGTTAAAGAATATTTGGAAACTATTCAATGGCTTATCAGTCCACAAAAGAAAATTAGATATACAAAAAGACAGAATAGACTTTATATTGATATGAATTGGTCAAGTGTTGCTGTAAATAGTTACATTATTATTGATTGTTATCGCATTTTGGATCCTGCAGATTTTCCAAAAGTTTGGAATGACTCATTCTTAAAGCAATATTTAACTGCTATGATTAAAAAGCAGTGGGGTCAAAATATGATTAAGTTCCAAGGAGTTAAACTTCCTGGAGGTGTTGAATTGAATGGAAGACAAATATATGAAGATGCAATTAATGAACTTGCAGATATTAAATCTAGAATGTCTTCTGATTATGAATTGCCACCTTTAGATATGGTAGGATAATATGGCATTAAATCCATATTTTATACAAGGAAATAGAGGAGAACAAAGACTTCTTCAAGATCTCATTAATGAGCAGTTGAGGATGTATGGAGTCAATATTGGGTATTTGCCAAGATCATATGCTATTGAAGATGGAGTTATTCAAGAAAATATTCTAGCACGTTTTAATGATAATTACTACATGGAGGCTTATGTAAATACTTGGGGAGGTTTTGGTGGCGGCGGAGATTTGCTATCAAAGTTTGGTGTTCAGGGAAATGATGATTTATCTTTAATTATTTCTAGAGAAAAATTTGAAGATTTTATTTCGCCATTTATTGAAGCAGAACTTGTAGAAGAAAATTTAAAAATTAGTAACAGACCTAAAGAAGGTGACTTAATTTATTTTCCTTTAACAGATACTTTATTTGAAGTAAAATTTATAGAGCATGAAGTAGAATTTTATCAATTAAATGGATTATATGTTTATGAATTAAAATGTGAGCCATTCAAATTTGAAGATGAAGTTATTGATACTGGCGCATATGACGTTGACACTTCAGTAGCCGATAAAGGTATTGATGCAATATTAACATTAGTTGGAACTGCAAACACAGCTGGTGCAGGAACAACAGTAATACCTTTCGGAGCAGTTCAAAAAGTTAATTTGGTTAATGATGGTTGGGGTTATACTAGCACTCCAACTGTCACATTCTCAGCTGCTCCTGCAGGAGGAAGAACTGCTACTGCGGTAGCAATTACTACAAGTAAATCGATAGTTGGATATACAACCAGTCTTTCTATTGAAAGAATTGTTCTTACAAATCCTGGTGGCGGATATACTGTTGCTCCAACAATTACAATTAGTGGTGGTGGAGGATCTGGAGGAATAGCAACGGCTTCTCTTGGAAATGGAACAATTTCAAATATTCAAATTAATAATGCTGGATCAAACTATTCAAGAAAACCCACAATTACTATTTCATCTCCATCAGGAGCTGGAACTACAGCTACTGCAGAAGTTTTTATTACAAACGGAAGCGTGTCAAACATATATGTAACAAACGCAGGATCTGGATATACGTCAACACCAACTATAACACTGTCTCATCCTGGAGTTGGAACAGGAAATTACTTATACAATGAAGTAATCACTGGAGAAACATCAGGGACACAAGCTATTGTTAAAAATTGGGATGCTAAGGATAGGCAATTAAAAGTATACAGACTGTCTGGCAAATTTACTCCTGGAGAGGTTATCGTTGGATCTGCTGGAACTTATCATACTGGTATTGGTTCTACTGGCAGATATATATTTAAATCTGCAAATTATTTTGTAGATGAAGATTTATATGCTCAGAATACTCAGATAGAAAACGAAGCTGATACATTTTTAGATTTTTCTGAGACTAATCCATTTGGAGAATACTGATGTTAGGAAATTATTTTTACCACGGAATTATTAGAAAAACCATTATTGGTTTTGGTACATTATTTAATAACATCGAAATCAGAAAAGTAGATTCAAATGGTAGCGTTGCTTCTGTTATGAAAGTTCCCATTGCGTATGGGCCAATTCAAAAATTCTTAGCAAGAATAAATCAACAGCCAGATCTTAGTAAAAAACAAACAATTACTCTACCTAGAATATCATTTGAAATGCGAGGAATTTCTTATGATCCTTCTAGAAAAGGTTCAGTAACACAAACCTTTAAAGCGGTAACAGATAATGCTAGATTACAAAAAGTTTTTTTACCAGTTCCATATAATATAAATTTTCAATTAGCTATCATGTCTAAAACACAAGAAGACATGCTGCAAATTGTAGAGCAAATTTTGCCATTTTTTCAACCAGCTTTTAATATCACTATAGACTTAATAGAAACTATTGGAGAAACTAGAGATATACCAATTATATTAGATTCTGTTAGTCCACCAGATGATAAGTATGAAGGTGGGTTTGATGAAACAAGGGTCATCATATATACTTTAAACTTCACTGCAAAAACTTCTCTGTTTGGTCCAATTGTTGATTCTACAGATAAGTTAATTAAAAAAGTTCAAATTGATTATCACGGAAATACAAACACATCAGCAAAGCGAGAAGTTCGTTATACAGCTACTCCAAAAGCTTTACAAGATTATAATGATGATGGTGTCATAAATGCTGCCGATGATGTTCTTGTAGAACCTGGAGATGATTTTGGATTTAATGAAGAAGTATCTTTCTTCCAAGATTTCAAAACTTATAGTCCATCACAACACCAAGATTTAAACTTATAATATATGAATTCCTTCGATAAAATTGATAAGATCCTAAACATTGAATCTGAGGTATCTTCTTCGGAAATTGTTTCTGTGGAAAAACCAGAAATAACTCAACCAGATGAACCAAAAAAAGATTACGAATATACTAGGGGTCAATTGTATTCTTTGATTGAAAAAGGTCAAGAAGCTGTTGATGGAATTTTAGAAGTTGCTACTAGTACAGATCATCCGAGAGCATATGAAGTTGCTGGTCAATTAATTAAGAGTGTTGCGGATGTAACTGATAAATTGATTGATCTTCAAAAGAAAATGAAAGATCTAGATGCAAAGTATAACGGCCCAACGACCGTCAATAATTCTTTATTTGTAGGATCTACTGCAGAATTATCAAAATTAATTAAGCAAGGTCTTCTAAATAGTAAAGAAGAAAAATAAAAATAATGCAAGAGCAATTAAAGCCAGCAAAAACATTATCACAAATTGCAAAAGATGGCAATGTTTCTGTTGCTGCGATTAAAAAGCAGATTGCTATGGGAACAAAAGTAGAGGGTGAGCACACAACTAATAAAGCTATAGCAACAAAAATTGCTAAGCAACATGTAGACGAACTTCCAGATTACTACACTAGGCTAAAAAAAATGGAAAAGAAAAAAATTACTGAAGAACATAAAGAAATTGCATCTGGCAAGATCAAAGACGAAGAAGGCTATATGGCGAATGTTGAGTTTGATCAAATTGAAAGATCAATTAACATTTTAAGAAAATTGGTTAAAAAATCAAATCAACAAATTCCTGCATGGGTTCAATCTAAAATTACTAGAGCTGCTGATTTTATTGATACTGCTGCTGATTATATGCAAAGTGATGATAGTGTAACAGAATCAGTTAAAAGAATTCAAACATCTGGTCAATTGTATACTATTATGCTTAATTTTTTAAGCAAAGTTTATACTATCAAGATGTACTTTCCATCTCCACAAGTTCCATCTCGGGAAGAAGTTAATAGTGCAATACAAAAAGTTTATCCAGGAGCAAAAGTTCTTGCATATTATCCTTGCATGACTAGTGCTAATTCTGGATATGTGATTGCTAGCGAACAGTCAAATCCCAGTTTTGATATCACGCATTCAATGGCTGATATTAGGAAGGCTGAAAGAGCTAAAAAAATTGCTGGTTTAGCCCAAAGAGGTGTTGGTGGAGAACAACAAAATGCTGCACGTAGAGGTATTTCTTTACCTCCTCTTAAACTAGCTGACGAATTTATTCCTGAAGATGCTTGCAATACTACTTTAGATACCCCAGAAAAGCGTCGTAAAAATTATCTTTTAAATATTGGTGTGATTGGTGAAAGTGCTGCTTGGACTCGCAAAGAAGGTAAAAATAAAAAAGGTGGACTTAATGAAAAAGGTCGTAAGTCTTATGAGCGTGAGAATCCTGGAAGTGATCTCAAAGCACCATCAAAGAAAGTTGGCAACCCTCGTAGAGCATCATTTTGTGCTCGTATGAGGGGCATGAAAAACAACTTAACTTCAAAGAAAACTGCTAGTGATCCAAATAGCAGAATCAATAAGTCCCTTAGAGCTTGGAACTGCTGATATGAAAAGCTTCAATCAATTTCTTTCAGAAAACGTCACGATTAACGGTGACTTTAATGGAACCTTAAATATTGGTGGGCAGCCAGAGCCACAACAAGTTGGTGAAGAATTTATTGCCGATCTTGTTTGGAAGGGACAATTCTACAGAATGGAAATGACATCTAAGAATGGAATTCCATCTAGAGAACAATTAGGTGAACATTTGCAAAGAGAATATCCTGGTGTAATTGTTCAGCAAATTTATCCAGTTCAAGAACAAGATAATAGTATTAATATTAAAGATTCTAAAAAATATCACTATGCAAAATTAGATTGGGTTTAATTTATGGCTATTTGGAATAAAAAGACTCAAGATTTTTTAGATCAAGAAAGGTCTTTATTTGAAGTATATAATATTGCAGATCACTGGGGAAACCAGACGGACTGGAGACCTCAATTCACCAATAACAACAGATTTAAAATATCTCCATATCAAACAGTATTCTTCAATACCTTTCAGTATGGTAAAGAGACTGATGTATGGGATGAAAGAGTAGTTGGAGTTGGAACTGCAACATTTAATGCAAATGCCAGTAATATTGTAATGCAAGTTGGATCTACTACAGGAAGCAAAGTTATTCGTCAAACCAAGAATGTGATGAGATACATTCCTGGTAGAGGTGCAACTCTTGCATTTGCAATTCGTCTAGAACAACCACAAGTAGGTATTCGCAGAAGATTTGGATTGTTTGATGATAATAATGGTATTTTCTTTGAGGATAATGGAGGAACATATTCTTATGTAATTCGCAGTAGTGTAACTGGAATTGTTACAGAAACCAGAGTATACAGAGATGAATGGAATGGTGAAAAGTTTGATGGTAATGGGTGGACTGGAGTAACTGCAGATCCAACAAAACAACAAATGATTTCCATCAATTATGAATGGTATGGTGCAGGTATAATTCAATTTGCTTGGTTGATGAAGAATGAGACTGTTGCATCTCATACTTTTGAGAACTCAAATACTAATCCAGGAGTTTGGTGTTCTACTCCTTTCTTACCTATTAGACTTGAGATAGAAAATGTAACTGGTGTTGCAGGAACTCATTACATCTATCAAGGTTCCAATTCTCTTATTCAGGAAGGAGAACCAGAAAAACTTGGAACTCTTTTGAGCATCTCAAATCCCATCACAGGGACAACGATGCAATCCGCAAACACATTCTATCCAATTATAAGTCTTCGTCTAAAGTCTAGTAATTTAGGTGCGGTAATGCTCTTGAGATCATTACAGGCAGCAACTGATGATAATACGAATGTTTATTGGCAACTTCTACAAAATGCAACACTGACTGGAGGAACTTGGGTAAATCATCCCGATCCAAACTCTTTTATGCAGTATAATATTACTCAAACTGCAGTATCTGGTGGAGACGATCTTTTGAGTGGTTTTGTAATTAATGGCAGTGGTGCGTTAGTTGATCTTGATGTTAGAGCAGCACTTCAGTTAGGTAGAAGTGGCA